TTTATCACTAAGCAAGAATATCAGAAGTGGATTGATGCTGTGAATAAGACTGATAAGTCGATTCAGCTCAGCCCTGAGGCATTGCTAGGTAAGAACAAGTTGCAATGGATGCGACTTGCCCAAGGTGTGTATAAGGTTAAGTATAACGGACAGTTTACGTCAACCGGCACCATTGTGTGTGATAAATGTATAGTACCTCTTCACTCCCATAAGGAGGGAGTGAGTGTTTCGATAGAGAACCCCTCAGCCACCGCTAAGTTAGCCGATGTTTTTCCTGTCCCAGATACGGACTTAGGAATTTTTATGGCTTCTGGTGTAAAGAGTCCCAACTGGACGATGCGTGCCCCAAAGAATGAGCAAGTTATGCAGTTAGGGTTTACTCGTCCTGATCAAATTGAGCCAGAGTTGGCAATAGGATTTTGTTCTGCTGAAGGAGTATATGATGCCGCCACAAGTGAAGGAGACTGTGGAGGACCAGTGATCGCAGTGAGCGATGGTAATCTGGTTGGTTTTCATATTGCGGGTGGGCCCCTCGTCAATAGGTTTATTCCTATGACTGAGAAGTTGGCAGAGATGTTGCGCGCAAATCGCGCAACACTGTCAGCGTTGGTTTTTCACTAGAGCCCCCGCTCCCCACCACTCTTATAGAAGAGGGTGAGGAGTTTTGGGGGCGGTATCCTGTTGAGTTTCAACAGGGGTTTAGTGCTAATGTAGAATATAGCCCTTTACACGCCGCAAAGCTGTCTCAAGATTTCTTTCCAATTGTAGCGCAGGTACCGAAAAGGTTTACTGCAAGGAATAGAAGGCATCTTGATGTAAATATAGCCCGTTATGAATCTGAAAAACAAACAATAGTAGTGGATCGGAGTAAATGGGGCTTGCCTGAACCTAATCGTGAGGCAGCTTATATCTCTTTGGCCAAGTACGCGAAAAGTGTCGAGGTCTTATCTGAAAAACAGGTAGGAGCCTTGAACTTGGCCGCCCAATGGATGGACCGGGAGTTCCGACCATACATGTGTAATAGTATAGTACGTGACCAGGATGTTGTCGTGGCTAAGCTCGAAAAGAGCACAAGCTGCGGATTTCCTTGGGTACGGAAATATAAAACGAAACGTGACATGATAGAAAATTGGATGGAGT